ACCCCTATGGTACAAAGATCGCCCGTCCCCGTGCTGATCTGTGGAGATATAGCAGTAGGTGGTGGGCTGCGAACCGTGGTATCCATAGTGCCTGATGAAGTGACATTGCTATCGCTATACACTGTGTCAGCAGCCTGTGCTGTAGTCGAACCTCCTACTAAAAAAAACAATATGACAATTAAACGGATCATTTTCGTTTTATTATTCATAATACTGCCTTTAATTTAGTAACCGTGAACCATTAATTTTGAATACTCTCCACTTAACAGTTTTGTTTTAGCATATGCTGCAAACTCGTGAGAACCAATACTTGCACCGCATTCTTTCATCCACAATTCCGCAATTACAAAAGGAACGCTCATAACGTGCCGCATATCGGATTTACGGTTATGACCACCAATTTGCTTTTCTTTTGCATGATCCAAAATAGCTTGCACATCTTGAGAGCGCGTAACAATTAGCTTATCATCTTCAGTAGAGTATTTTGTATCTAAAATGTTTTCGTTCATTTTTTATCAGCCGTTTTTTTAGGTGATTGAACTTCAAAACCAAATCCTTTTGAAATAAAGTCCCGGCCTTCCTTTGCGCTGCAATCAATGATTTGACCCATTTCACAGGCTTTGCCATCAAAAAACGGTTTGCGCTCTGTAATAATTTCAATTTTCATTTTTATATTCCTTAAAATAGTGGGGAGCCAAAGCCCCCCTGTTAAATTACTTTTTAGGTGGACGGCCTCTTTTAGTGCCGTATGAACCTTTACCTTTTGGCATATTTAACCCCTTTTTAAGTTGTTAAAAGTAGGGAGAAACCAGAGCGGCCTCTCCCTCTTTAGTAGTTTAGGAAACGTCAGCAATAACACCGTGTGCTTTTTGCGAAGTAACTTCCAAACCATACTCAGCAGAAATTAGGCGGCGTTCAGAAAGACCTGTACGAGCCAACGGCTTTTGCTTTGCAGTTTGCAGATACGCAATTTTTGCAAATTCTGGAGCTAATACGAACACATCGCGTGGACGAATTTGACGCGCTGGAGCAATCTGAAGCTCACCAAAATCAGAAATATAAACGTCAATTGCGGCGTTTAACTTGCTGTCTTCAGCTTCTTTGTAGCGCGTAGCGTTACCAGTGAAGGTTGAAATGGTTTGCTTCTGTGAAGAACCACACAACACAACAGTTGGTTGAGCGCCACTTTCCCAACAAGCTGCAATTACTGTTTTTAGCATTGCCTCAGTAATTGCCCGTGGAGTGCCATCGGTTGCAGCTGCATTTGGAAAACCAGCTTCGCCAGTACCAGAAGTGGTACCGTTAGCGCCACCTGCACCACGAGATACATTAGTTGTAAGAAATGCTGACAAACTAGCTGTTTGACGCGCAGTCCCAGAAGCACCAGCAGAGGCAGCGACATTGCTACCTAATACCATTTTCTCCATGTCGCGCTTCATTTCGCTCAACTTGTAAGCAACTTGTTTTGCAACAGTTTGAGCATCAGCAACCCCCGACACTTCATTAGCAGTGTCAGAAACTTCTACAACTTTAGTAGAAATTTGTGTGTAGTTACCTTTGCGAACAGCATTTGTAGGTGCTGTATTGGCAGGGGAAGCATCGCCCTCTATTGCGCGGTTAGTCGCAGAAGCGGCAGCTAGATCAACTTCAGACCATTCAAAAAATGTGTTATCGACATTGCGTGTGCCAATAGTGGACATGAAAATGGTTTCAACTGGAGAAATAGAGGCCATAGCGGCTGCTAAATCTTCTTTAATAGTTGAAACATCGTATGTTTCGTTTGTGTTTGCTGTAACGGCCATTTGGCTGTCCTTTCAGTGCAAAATTAAGAAAGTAAGAAATTAGCAACATCATCTATGCTGCCTGTCTTACGCATATCACGAGCCGCTTTTTCTGCTTTTGATGATTTACCAGCTTGAGCATTGCGTTTAGTTGTTGGACGCACAGGCCGCGCACCCTCTGCCTTTTTATGGGCATTGGATTTGTTGGACTGCAATTCGCGCCACTTCAAAGCATCATTCAAAATCAAAACTTCATCCGCCGTTGTCACAGTAGCAATTGCTTCATCAGACAAGTTGTAATGCTTTTTTGCTTTTGCAGTGATTTTTTGAACAATTTCGCCACGTTTATCAGGGTCAGCAAATTCGGGCAACCATTCAGCGATCCGCATAGCTTCACGTTGATTGTTTGCATCGTTATTTTTGACTTTCTGAAGCCGTTCTTGCTCAGAAACATACGCAGCCTGTTGTTCAAACTGCTGTCTCTTATCTACGGCACGGCGATATTCTGCTTCTGCTTCAAGATACCCAAGAGGGTCGCTATTTCGTAGCTCCTCTGGCGGATACTCTGGCAATTGCGGAACACCGCTTTTTTGTAGCTGTTGCATCATCTGCATCAGTGCTTGTCGCTCTTGGGAAACTTGATTACTAATTTCTTCAGCTTGCTTCTTTGCTTCCGCAGTTTCAGCCATTCCCTTTTGGATATACTTCTGCCCTGAATATCCGCGTTTGAGTTCGTCTAAGGATACCTCTGTTTCAACACCGTCTACTTTGACGGAATACACAGGCTCTTCTTGAACTTCGCTTTCTTCAGTTTCTTCGTATTCCTCACCCGCATTATAATCTTCGCCAGATGCGGTATCGGCGTCATATTGATCTTCTTCTTCAGTTTCCATCTGTTCCGGCTGACCGTCATCAGATACATCGTCAGATTTTACTAGAGTTTCATCAACATTTTGAGGCGTGTTCATAATCAAATTTGCGGCAACTGCCTCTAAGTCATTGCCATTGATCGGTTCAGTCGTTTCCACGGTGCTGTCCTTTTCCTTTGATAAGCGTCACTGCATCCACATAGGATTGCAAAGAATACTCAATCTGATTAAGCGCTCGCAGTATTGCGTGAGCTTCTTCACGGCGCTCTATTTCGTGCGCCGCTGTCCCTGCAAAAACATCTTTTTGACGTTCCCGCAAATCTTGCATGGTTTCAACAAAAAAATAGTTACTCAAAAGCGCTTTTGCGTTTGTCGCTTGTCTTTCAGTATCCATTCATTCCACCCATCATTTGCTGATTGTGCTGGCGTACAGCATCTTGTTCAGACTTAACTCCTTGAACATCAACAGCAGTTCCGTATTTGCCCAAAATTTCTGCAACTTTTACCGCAAGGTCTTGAACCATTTCATCTCGCTTAAAATCATCTTCCATAGACATAGCATGATTTTTTAACTGATAATCCATTTGAGCTTTGTTCATATCGACTTGGGCGCGTGTCTGAGCCTTCATTTGCTCTGCTTGCAAGAATGCTGCGTTAGGATCAGGTTGACCCTGTTGCGCCATCATTTGCTGCTGTTGTTGCGCTTCCATCATCATTTGCTGTTCGATCTCTTGGGTCATTGGCATAAAGTAACGATCAGCATTCCGAAGGCCACCAAGGGCAAGCAGATCACCAAGAGTGTTTCTGATTTGCGTCAAGGTTACAATACCGTTTTGTGGCCCGTATCCTTGATAAATTTGTTGTTGAATACTTAGGGCTTGCTGAAGGGCTGCTGCGCGTTCATTTTCTCTTCCAGTTCCAAGACCCACATTTACCGAAAGGTCCATGTCAGTGTTCCAAGATTTAGGGTCTACTGGAGTAAACGACCCGTTGAGGCGCATCATCTCTTCGCCATCAGAATTTTTTACGCAAAGATCAAGTATTAATTTGAACAAACGGCGCATACCGCCTTCTGCAAAGTTACGGGCAATCACTTCTGCTTGACCAGCTTGGCCTTCTTGCGTAGCCGCAATCGCTGTTGCCGTGGCAGAGCTTAAAACATCTGGGTCAAGTCCTTGTGCCGCCTTAGATACGCCAGTTTTATTATCAACTAAATTGTCAAAATACTGCATTGCTGGAAGAACTTGACCAGCTGTAAACGGCACAGTCATTTCCATAATAGCGCCCGGTTGTTTTACTCGAATAACTCGACCAATTTCATTATTTAATAAATCGTCAACATTTACCTGACCATCCATGATTTGCAGGCCGGGATTATTTGTAAGCGCAACATTATCAAGAACGCCACGCAGCATAGATGTAGCTGCGTCCTGATCGTCCATTACAAGATCGACAAGTGAAGTTCCGAAAAAGGCATGTGGCTCTGGGTCACACTCGAAAATGGCATAGGGTGCTTCATCGGCTTCATAATAGTCCAAAACTTTAAAACTAGAGCCAGCGCAAATAAATTGATAAAGATTAGCAACGCCGCTGCCCTCAATATCTAAGTGCATATAAGCATTTGTTACACTAATTTTTTTTGATGCTGTAGATATATTTTCGTCATTGTCTTCATCGTTAGTAAACCCGCGCCGAGCAAACTCAGACTCATCTGTCATAGTAGAATATTGAGTGCCTTGAACATCAGTTAAATCTTCTAAGTCAAATCCCATCGCCAACAAGTCTGAAACAAGCATTTCTGTAGTATGTCCAACGATATAAAAATCATCAATTGAACGGCTATTACGATCAACAAAGAAATTCTCAGGAGGAATGCTTTCAATACATATGTCTCCATTAGGAACTTTTCGCGAAATCTTAACGTCATGCGAAGGCATTTCAACTTCCATGCCCATTTGGTCAATTTCAAGGTTTATAGTCGCGGTATGCTCAAGAACTTCAACATCATCGTCTTCAACGATCATTGTAAATGCTTCTTCATTTAAACCTGTAAACGTGTGTATTTCGTTTTTCATTGCGTCATCATAAAAAACGTAAGCAATGCCCATTTTCTTTACAAAAGCGTCTGAGAACACATCATTGAGGATGCGGTAGCCATCATGCTGTTGAAACTTATAATTGACGTATGAAGTAGCTTGTTCCGCAGCCGCCACATCTTC